GCAACTGCTTCACGAACTGCTGGAAGACGAACTTGAAGCCCTCCGGGGTGGTGGTGACGTCGACACGGTTGCGCAGGCCGTCCACCTTGTAGCGCATCCGCGCGATGATCTTGCGCCAGGCCTGCTGAGCCTTCTGCGCTGGTAAAACGTCGATCTCATCGCTCAGCGCGCGGCCGACCTTGAAGCCGACGATGGTCTGCGGCTTCTCCATGGAGCGGCAGATGATGGTCGTGCGGTAGGCGCTACCGCTGTACAGGTGAACCTCATGGTTCGCCTGGTTGATCTTCGTCCGCAGCCCCCAGTCGAAGGCCACCTCCTCCATCGTCGGATAGAAGATGTCGCGGATCTGGGCGTAGGTCGGTGCGAAGTAGCCTGCGTTGATGCGCGGCCACTCCCAGGCGTGCTGGGCGAGCCCTGAGCAGCCCACCCAGGTCTTTCCGGAGCCGAACCCAGCCACGAAGCCACAGAACTTGTGCGGCAGGGCCAGGAACTTCGCCTGCGGCACATTAAGCGTCGGCATCGCGCACCCTCGCATCGATGATGGTCACTGCGACGCTGGTTGGCGGCGCTTCTTCCTCAGGGTTCTCCAGCAGCTTCAGTTCGGCGCGCTTCTTCGCCACGTCCAGGCGCTTCAACTCAAGATCCAGCGCGGCAGACTCGGTGCCGACGTGCCGGCTCAGCAGTTCCAGATTGCGGAGCTTGTCCGGCCACTTGACCTTGCGGAGCACGCCAGCGATGCGGCGGTCGTCACCGCGGCCCTCGAACAACTCGGCGATCTCGATGCCGGACAGGAACTGGCGCCAGGCCTTGGGCCAGTCGCGGATCGACCGGAACGATCCGTCGTCCTCGAGGATGTCGAGCACGTCCATCTCGTCGATCTCGCGGAGCCGCCGGATCACATAGTCGGCCTCGACCTCGGTGCGCTTCGAGCGCTCGGCCATAGCGGCCTGGATGGCCTGGGCGACCTCCGGCCGCTGGAGCAGTTGATAGCCGATCTCCGTCGCGCGCCGGGTGCTGTAGCCGGCCCGAATCGCGGCCTGCGTCGCGTTGAGGTCAAGTAGGTACTCGTCGACGAACAGGCGCTGTTTCTTGGTCAGCGCCATGGATCACCTCAACTGAGCCTCAGGATGGGCGCGATGTTGCCCTTGTTGCGGTAGACCAGCACCAGCAGCACAACCAGTACCGCCAGCAGGTAGGGCGATATCGGCGTTGCGTGGCGCGCCATCAGCACGGCCAGGCTGATCGACAGCGCCTGCATGCCGGTCCCAGCGGCGAGGATGTACGCGCAGAGCGAGACGCCGAACCGGTACGTGGCACCGTGGCGCTGGTACGTGAAGATGCGGCAACTGATAGCGCCGCAGACGGCCGCAGCCGCCAGGGTCACCAGGTCAACCATCTTTCCGGCCTCCGATCATGCCGACGATGCGCTGCAGAACGATCTGGAGCCATGCCGGCGCGCGGCCACCGATCATCCAGTCGAGTACGCCGATCAGGATGGTGACGATCAGCGCTGCGGTGACCAGTGCAGGCAGCCCGGAGAACTGGGTCGCGCCCCGCCCGACAGCCTCGGTGGCGGCGTAGTAGCCGCCCACCCAGGACGCCAGCAGGTAGCCGAGGCGCCTGGCCATGGTCAGGTCGTGAGCCCAGAGCACGAACAGTAGCGCGCCGGCGAAGCCGCCGATCACCGCATTGACGTCTACTCCGGGGATGATCGCGGTTGCAGTGAGCCCGACGGCGCCGGCTGCTGCTACTGCTCCGCTGCTCGTCGGTTCAGCCATGGGGTGCTCCAGAAACGAAAAAACCCGGCGCCAGTGCCGGGTTTTCGGGGGAATCTTTTGATTGGGTGCTACTTCGCAAACTGGGAAAATACTCCCAAATCTCTTATCAAAATGTCAAGCGGCGTCTCGTTGGGCCGCAACCACCCGCGCCACCGGCACCAAGGCCTGGGCGTCCAGCCGGTTGAGCTCCTGCATGAAAATCTCCCAGATCGCCGCCCAGTCACGCTCCCAATTCGCGGCGTACAGTACGAACCCCGGCCAGTCCGCCAGGAACTGGATCACCTTACCCGGCCACCACTCCTCCCGGCCGTTCACCATGTCCTTCCACGAGTGCAACGCCGCCAAGGCCACCCAGTAAGCGACCTCCTGGCGGGGCTTGTTCATCTTCGGGAGATCCGCCGAGAAGTACAGGAAGGACTGCGCGCGGTTCTGGTCGACCCCGTTCGCCAGCGGCGAGTACAGGAAGTGGCCGAGGTGCTGCAGCGGCGCCGGAAGCGTGCTGATCGCATGCATCACCTTGCCGGCGGCGAGCATGTGCTGGCAGCGGTTCAGGTTCCCCGCGGCCCGCCCGGTCCGCGTCTCGTAGGCGGCGATGATCTGGGAGTCGATGGGGAACAGGCCCTCCGGCTCCTTGCTCTCGCCCTGGTACCCCTCGGGGAAGCGGGCCACCAGTTTCTTGCGGCGCTTCGCCCTGGTCTTCCGTGTCGCCTCTTCGGCATCTTCGATGGCTTTCGCCATCACCGACGCACCCGGGATGTGGTACGCGTCCTGCCAAGCCTGGCGCGCGCTGATCAGTCTCATTTCGACTCTCCCCTGTAGTTTCCTGTAGTCACTGCTCGCCCTCGAGGAGAGGGACGACTTTCACTCGCACGCCTGGCGTTTCGCCGTAGCGCTTCCCCACAACCGCCTTCACGACCTGGACGTCGTCCTTCCAGACCACGCCGTTCAGGCCGTCGTAGATCGCTTTGATCACGTTGTCCATATCGGGCTTCTTGGTGGGGTACAGGCCGCCGGCCAGCGCCAGCGACTTCCGCTTTTTCGACATCGATTGAGGGATGCTCAGCGCGATGTCGAGCTCGACCAGCACCGGGCCCTCGAACAGCGCGCGACCTGCCATGGCCTGCTGTCCGCTGTGAGCGATCAGCCCCTCGTAGTTCGCCGTCTTCGCCGGCGTGAACATCCTGGCGTGGGCGCCGACGCGACCGATACGCGGTCTCCCCTTCCCCACCGGCTCGCCGGGGACAGTGAACATCACCGGGCGGAGGTCAGCCATTGGCGCGCCCTCCCTTCATCCCGCGGTAGCGCTCCGCCATGCTGGTGGCCTTCGGCGACAGCTGAGGCTCGTCGAAATCGAACTCGTCCAGCGCGCCCGGAGCGAGCTGCTCGAATCGCGAGTACTTACCCAGGAACGCGCACCGGACAGTGCTTGGCTCGCCGTTGCGGTGCTTCGCGATGATCAACTCAGCCACGCCGCGGTACTGGGTGTCCGGGTGATAGACCTCGTCGCGGTACACGAACATGATCACGTCGGCGTCCTGCTCGATCGCTCCGGACTCGCGCAGGTCGGACATCATCGGTCGCTTGTTCGGCCGCTGCTCCAGGGAGCGGTTGAGCTGCGACAGCACGATCACGGGGATACCAAGCTCCATCGCCAGCAGCTTGCACTGGCGGGACATGTCGCTGACGTCCTCGGTGCGAGTGGACTTGCCGGAACTCTCCAGCAGCTGCAGGTAGTCCACCACCAGCAGGCTCAACCCATGGCGCTGCTTGTGACGCCGGGCCAGGGCCCGCAGTCGAGCGGCGTTCAGCCCGGGGCGATCGGCCATGTACAACTTCGAGCGCTTGACCTTCAGCGAGGCAGATCCCAGGTCGGCACCATGGCTGGACGGTGCGGAGCCGTCCTTGATCGCGGTCAGCGGGATGCGACCGAGGGATGCCAGGATGCGATCCATCAGGCCACCGTTGGTCATCTCCAGCGAAACCACCAGGGCCGGGTCACCGAGGTCGCAGGCGACGTGCTCGGCGATGTTGATGGCCAGCGCGGTCTTGCCCATCGCAGGACGACCAGCAATCACGACCATGTCGCCAGGCTTCAGACCCATCAGCTTCTGGTCCAGGTCGCCGATGCCGGTTGACAGCCCATCCAGCTTCCCGCCGAGGTCGGAGCGGCGCTGCAACTCCTCGATGTGGTCGGTCAGCACGTCAGCGGCATGGCGAACCTCGTGCGTCGAGGTCTTCGAGTCCAGCGCCATGACCATGGCCTGGGCGGCGCCGACCTTGTCGGCCTGGGCGGCCTCGCTGAGCGCCAGCTCGTGGAGTCTGTCCCCCGCAGCCGCCAGAGCTCGGTCAACCGCTCGCTCCCGAACGATCCGCGAGTAGGTTCCGGCGTTCGCCACGCTGGGAGTGTTCTGGATGATCTGGCCGATGTAGGCCAGCCCGGTGATCACCCCGTCAGTGGTTTGGACCTGGTATCGGTCGCCCAGGAATTCACCGACGGTCACGATGTCTGCCGGCTGGCTGTCGCTGTGCAGAGCCAGGATGGCGCGGTACAGGTCGCCGTTCTCTGGCCAGTAGAAATCCTCCGGGGTCAGCTCTGCCGACAGCACGTCGATCAACTCGTTGCGCAGGAGCATGGCACCCAGAACGCCATGCTCGGCTTCCAGGCTGAACGGGTCACGCATGGTAATTTCCCTCGACGATCTTCACGAAGTTCGACGGCGCGATGATCCAGTCGAACGTGGCGCGGAATGGCTTCGCACCGTTGCGACCGGGGACATTGCCCATCAGGAACGGGGAGGCCTTGACGGTTTCGAAGAGCTCTCGCCAGAAGTCCAGCGAGCGGTGGGCTTCGTGCTCCCTCCATCGGGCTTGCAGGTGGCGCCGTCGGGTGTCGTTCAGCAGGGCGACTGCTGGGAGCTCTGGCAGCACCTGGTGGTACAGGTCTGCAATGGCCTGTGCCGGGCACGGTTTGATTCCGTGCTGGTGTCCGTTGAGGTGTTCGGGTTGATCAGGTTCGAACAGGTCTTGGTCGTTCGACTGACCCGGTTGAGGCGAAGCGTCAACGAGTCCTACGTCAGTAGGACTATCTCTTTCTGTATCTGTATCTGTATCTGTATCTAGGGCGTTAGCTTTTGTTCCATTGCTGTTGCGTGAAACGTTACATGCTTGTTTCTTTCGCGCACGATGGGCTGCAACCCGCGCCGTGCTTGAGTCCGAGGAAAACTGGCGCTTGTCCCAGTTGGCGGGAATGTTGTCTTCGGTGATCAGCCCCTTCCCCAGTAGGCGCCCTTTCGACGCGGCCCACTCCTCGGAATTGATGCGCAGTTGGAACGCGACCTCATCATCATGAAACGTTACATCTCCGTTTCCGCAACGCAGGCACAACAGCATGATGTAACGGCGCTGGTCGACCTCGCTCAGCATCTGGACCTTCGGGTCGGTGGCGAACTCCGCGTACATGCGGAACCATTGGTTAGCCATGGCCAATCTCCGAAAGATTTACGGGGTTGTCGGAGATCGCAGCGCGGACCTTGCTCTCGGCCTCTTCCATGCTGAGGCCAAAGATGGTCATGGCCAGTTCTATGAGCATGTCGGTCGGAATGGGTGAGTCCCGCACGTCACACTCGAGCGGAACAAGTGGCTCAGGGATTTGCATGGAAGGCCTCCTTCGGCCTGCGTAACGATGCCCGGAGATGCGCAAGGCACTCCCGGCGAGCTTTCTCTTTCGCGATATGGCTGTAGCTCTGCTTGATCTGGTGGGCGGCCTGCAGAGCCATCTGCTGGTGAAACTCGACGCTTCCCGCCGGGACTGGTACGGCTCTACCGAGCCCGCTCAGCACGCAATCGAGTACCTCGGTGACCGGGCGAGCGTCCGGACCACGGAACTCTTCGCCGTCCGGCTGGCCAATCTGGAAGGACGGCACGGCTACCCCTGAACAAGGCGCGGCCGGCGCATCTGGTCGATCATCCGCAGCGCCTCATCTGTCGCCGCCCTGGATTCGGAGAGCTCCCGGTGGGCCTCCTGCAGTTCCTGGTCATCAGCGCCGTCGACGAGGTTGGCAACAGCCTGCTGCGCCTCACCGTTCTCCTTGATGAGTGTCCGGAGCATGCAGAGCACCTCCGGCCGCTGGCCGGCATCGCCGCCGATCAAGCGCACCGACACGCCCAGCGGCGTCAGGATGTCGCCCAGGGCCTGGACCTTCAGGTCAGTCGGTAGCGCGGCGAGGATGCTGGGTACGAAGTTCGCCGGCACCAGGTTGGTGTCCTTGGTTCCGTCGTCGAGCCAGCGGAACACGCGGTCGGCGTTGACCTTCATCCGCTCGGTTGTATCGCGTGTTGGCGGGTCGAAGACAATGCCGGTGACCAGCGCTCCCTGGATGCGCTCGTGCGCCTCCACGATGTGCTGGACTACGGTCTCTCGGCTCCACCCCTCTCGGCGGCGCCATTGGTTCACCACGCCGAGCAGCGTGGAAATCAGGGTGTGCGATTCGCTTCGCATGACGTGGCGGCTCCTGGCCAGTAAGGTGCGTTCAGGCAGCCGCACCCCATGGGAACGACGGGCACAGTTCGCTTCGGAGGACCCGACCAGCGGTGAGCGCCTCGATCTCAACTGCACGTTTCGCGGGGATTGGTCGAACGCCTGAACACCATTGACTTACGGTGGGCGCTCTCACATTGAGCTTTCGCGCCAACTCGGCCCGACTGCCCAACAGCTCGGCGGCCTGGCGCACTGCTTCTGCTGGAGTCATGTCTCTTCTCCGGGGAATGTTGGAGAAGAGAGTAAGGCATTAGCTAATCACAGGCAAGCCATTGCCTAACCACACCACAACTGACGTTAAATTAGGCAATGCTTACCGGACCCCAACTCGGCGCCGCTATTGAGGCCGCCAGACTCGCCAAAAACATGTCGAAAAAGGCTCTCGCAGAGCAGTTCGGCGTGAAGCCCCCTTCTGTCCAGGGATGGATCAACACCGGCAGGATCGATAAAGCGAAGCTGATCGAATTGATATCGTTCTTCTCAGGCGTCGTTGGCGCAGAACACTGGGGGTTGAGCGAAAAGGAGGCGGAGCTTATTGCGCCAGGTAGTTCGCCTCAGCGCCCTGGCTCATCGGCCGCGGAAAAGGTGATGGAGATGCTCCAGCGCCACGGTAAAGGGCTGAGCGGGGAAGCCAAGGCGAAAATCGCGCAGGCAGTAGCCGAGTCCCTCGATGTCGATCAATCGACGACATCGAACGTGATTCACGCCGACTTCAGCCGCACCACCCTGGTGAAAGGAAATACCATTTCGATTGCCCAGTACGACGTGCGCGCTGCCATGGGTGGCGGTCAGGTGCCGGCCGAGTACCGTGAGTTCGTCAGGAATCTGGTGGTCGACAAGGTCCAGTTGGATGATCTTGGTCTGAAGTACACCGATCCGGCCAACCTCAAGATCATCACCGGGTGGGGCCAGAGCATGCTGGGCACCATCGAGGACAAGTCCCCGATCCTCGTCGACGTGGGCATCACCGACTTCGTCGAGGAAGGCGTCTACGTTTTCACCTGGCTGCAGCACCTGTTCGTGAAGCGGGTGCAGATCCACGATGCCGAGCACTACCTGCTGGTGTCGGACAACAAGTCCTTCGAGCCGCAGAAGGCCCGCATGGAGGACGTCCATTTCCAAGCCAAGGTGCTGGGAGCCTGGAATTTTCGGAAGCTCTAGAATAATTGCCTGCCAGGTGGGAATTTCAGCAATGGGGTTGGCACGCTGGCACTGTACAAGAACCAAGCAATGCACATGGAGTAAGATATGGCCAGCGCAGACGCAGCAGGCGACGCCAAGGATCCAAAGGGTAGTTCAGGCGATAGCGCAAATTTCACCGTAACGACGCATTACCACTTTCGGTATACAACCGAGGAACCTGTTCCAATTCCGGATGTGATCGAAAGCCTAAAGTCGATGGAGCGTATCATTAAGCGCACTCCGACTTTTGTTGAGCATCGTTTCGACTCTGTGAAAGTCACCGAAACCCAAGTTTTCGTTGAGCGTCTGGAGAGCGGAAGTCTTGACCTTGACTTCATCATCAAGTTCATCTGCAGAACCGATGAGCGCGCCGATCGTGCTAAACAGTTGATCAAGGAACTTACCGAGGATAAAGGCGTGGTAAGAGACATTGTTGCCGTCGGGGTTGGCAGTCTTTTGACCATTGGTGCATTTCAAGTTCTATCGCCAGGAAAGACTGACCCTTCGAGCACCATCACTGCCTACCAAAGCGTGGTTATACAAGCTGGCCAAGATATTGGCTTCACCGAAGACCAGATTAAAGCTGCAATCAAGAAGATACCTGAACAGAAAACCTTGGGAAAAGACGCTTTCAACGTTATAAAACCCGCGACCCAAGACCCAAAAGCTACCATTGACGTTCCAGAAATGCCCCAACTGAGTATCGCCCGGGACATTATTGACAAAATGCCTGAGGACTACGAACCACCAGCACCCACGGAAAAAACTGCGAGTTATGACTCTGTAAAGGTTACTGTGGATGCCAGCGACAGGCACAACAATGAAAAGGGATGGGCCGGTTCAATCAACGGATTAGTTGATCACCGGGTCCGATTCATTCTGGATGAGTTCATTGATCCTGCGACATTACACGGGAAGACCTCTTTCTGGGCGAATGTAACCATCATAGAACGATACATCCCATCAAGAAAGAGATATGAGATTAAAGAAGTCCAGATCAACGATATAGTTGACGCTCCATCGAGTAACTGAAGCACAGCCCCGCGCAAGCGGGGCTTTATTTTGAAACTCTATCCTACTTGCGAACCCCTCCGTAGCGTTCCCAAGCCAACAGCACCTCCTTCATTGCTACCTTCTGAGCATTCGGAAGGACAAAATCGCTGTAGTACTGCTGCCCCTCAAATCGAATAATAACTTTCTTAGCGGCCAAGACTGCATCTAGCATTGCAAAGTCACTAACTGGCTCGTCGCTCCACTCCCATATACTTCCGCTGCCGTTATCTCTTTTAAACTCAACCCCTGGCAGAGTAAAAACCTTATCATCAGCCTTGATGGTTAGCCCCCTGACAAAAAGCCAGTCATCATCATAGTACTGAAACTTCAGACGCAACGGCATCCCAGCAGCAGTCCCCTTACTGGTTCCGAAATATAGAGACATTTTCTTGCTAAGAATGGGCTCTGTTTTATGAGAGACCCAAGTAATCTCGCGGATTTCATCTGTACTTTTCGCAAGATTCTTATCGAGCCGTGCTAAAGCCTGTCGCTCCTCTTCAGCTTTACGAGATTGCTCGAGCTTCTTCTGCGTTTCCACCTCAGCCAATCTACGATTAGCTTCAGAAATTATTGGACGGGCTTGCTCTGCTTCCGCCCTCTCAGGGTACTTATTGATAAGTCTCTCTAATGTCTGTTTGGCTGATGGAAGATCGCCATCCTGTAGTTGCTGACGACCTTTGGCCAGCAATCGAAGCGGCCCATTTCGCTCTTCATCTAAGGCAGTCTGCAAAGTTTTAACTTGAGATTGGAGCTGCTCTACTTGCTCCTGAAGCTGGGCAGATCTCTTGGCGTCACCTTGCTCGCATCCAGCGATGAGCAATATAGCTAGCCCTACGATTATCCGTTTCCTCATGTTCCTCTCCGTAGCAGTATTAAATCCCAAGCTGATCATACCCATAAGGCAGTTAGCCATCACCTCCCGACATTTCCTAGACCCGGTCTCCGTGCAGCCGTTCGACGACCATTTCGGGCTCCTGCACCAGTTCAATCCCATCGACCACTTCAACACCCTCCTCGTCTCCCGCCTCCCAGGTGAGCGTAACCACTCCATCCTCCCCCAGCGACATCTCAAGTCCATCGGTTTCGGCCAGCTCCTCCAGCACCTGCTGCCAGGCCTCTTCCGAGTCCCCCTGCGCCTTCCAGATTGACGCCCGGCGCTCCGCCTGAGCCCGAGGACTACTGATCATCGCTGATACCCGTAGGCGCACCTTCTGCACTGGCGAGACCTGCCCTTTCCCTTGGTTGTTCTTCTGCACAGCCATCCTCCAAATACTGTTTATTCATACAGTATTTTCTGTTGAAAAAATCTGCAAGCCCGCCTCGCTCACCCATAGATAGTTAGTGCACAAACTTAAAAATTAGGCATTGGCTATTTACAAAAATTAGGCATTGGCTTACTTTTCTCCCAACGCCAGCAACAACCCGCTGGCCAACAAGCCGGAGACTCGCCGGATAGCCAGGTAGGTGGCGAAACACCTCCCCCAGCCCCGTGGAGTAGGCCTTCGAAACTGCCTACCAACAGACAGGGACCGA